ACCGAATGGTTAGTGGAAGAATTGGCACAAGGCATACCACAAAAGATATTATTCAATAAAATATAACTTGACTTATTGTATTTTCGTGTTATACTAATAACGTATGATAACTATCGAAGATACATTAGAGATTTTAGCAGGTGGTACGCCCCGACGAATTAATATTCGATTGGACACTGCTGATATACGACTGCTCACTAGTTTGAAAAAACAACTTGCTCAAAAAATACCGTTAACTGATCGGCAACTTGACCTGAGTTTGAAGAAAATTGAAAAATATCGAGAAAATCTTGAAAAGTGCAATGTCGACGTTGACCACATACTAACTGTCAAGCCATTGAAGTGGCCACTGCGAGTTATTGATCGTACACAGAGCGTGGAGATAGAAACAGACTCTGCTACCAACAAACCAGTGATAGTGGTAAAATACGTTTTTTCTAAGAAATTCGCCGAATTTTGGGCTAAAGTTGAAGAGCATACCAGTACCTACAATCGAACAGACAAAGGAGTTAAAAAAATTCCTTATTCAGAAAAATGTCTTTACCTTGTGGTTCAAGGTCTTGTTAAAATGAATTTCACTGTCTCTAACGAGGTCCAGGAAATTTACGAAAAAATTGAAAAAATACTGGAAAATCCTGAAAATTTTGTACCTTACCTAGACTACACAGAAGACCATGTGGTCTTGAAAAATCTAAATTCCAAATGTGAAAATGCTATTGTAGAAAAATTTGGTGAAAATTATAAGTGCAGTATATTTGAATATGTCGACTATGCAAAATCAGTAGGTGTTACCTTAAAAACACAAAATTTGATAAAATATCTCTCAGAAACTTCGCCTAGTGTATTAACTAAAAAAATTAGCATAGAACATTCTACACGCTACAGATTATATCCTGAAGACTATTCTTTAGAAGAATTATTTTCAGCAGTGAATACTTTTAACCAATGGCCCTTGGTCATTGTTGTGGAAGAAAATGAACAAGTTTTATCCATAGTTTCAAAAATGGTCAACGAATTATCAAAAATAGTTCCTAAAGAAAAAATAAATGTTTTCTTTAGATTAAAAAATGAACAAACTGAGTACGAGAAATTTAACCAATTTATCAAGGATAATGGTTTAAATAATTATATAGACTCAACAACTAAAGTAGTTTTCATATCTAGAGGCAGAATACCTAAACCTTTGTTTAAAGCCGATTGGAAACCAACAACTGCAATTATAACTAGTAATCATGACTTTGGAAGAATGGCCGCATACTTAAATGACTTTTCCACAGTTTACTATTATAATAGTTCAGTGTCATTACGTAATAGTAGGCTAAAGGGGGCCGATAAAATTGTCCAGTTGTAAAATAATTATTAGAGATGAAGTTAACATTAAGATAGAAGGTCTGTCTGTTGAAGTACGACGCAAACTATCTAATGCACTTAAATTTGAATTGCCGTATGCACGTCACATGCCACAGTACAAGTTAGGACGATGGGATGGCACCACAACTTTCTTTGGCCTTGGCGGTAATGGATATCTTAATCACTTAGATGTTATTCTGCCTATTCTTGATGACTGTGGTGTTGGCGTAGACGAAATTGAAGATCTGCGACAACCTCATAAATTTGAGTTTGCAAAAATTACAGAAAATTATTGGGCTGACCAAGGCAAAGTTTGGCCTGCGGGACACCCAATTGCTGGGCAACCCATTGTACTTCGTGACTATCAGTTAGATGCGATTAATGGATTCATGGAACATCCACAAGGTTTACAGGAACTAGCAACTGGAGCAGGTAAGACAATTATCACAGCAACCTTGAGCGCACTGTGCGAGCCTTACGGCCGTACATTGGTTATTGTTCCTAACAAAGGACTTGTTGTACAAACTGAAGAAGACTATGTCAACGTTGGATTAGATGTTGGTGTATACTTTGGTGATAGAAAAGATTTAAACAAGACCCATACTATTTGTACATGGCAAAGTCTTAACATCCTTGATAAAAAATCTAAAGGTACAACTGACACTGAAATATTAACACTAGCAGAATTATTAGACGGTGTGGTATGTGTGATTGTCGACGAAGTACACATGGCCAAGGCTGACGTTTTAAAAAATCTACTAAGTCAAAACTTATGTAATACTCCAATACGTTGGGGTCTAACTGGAACTGTGCCCAAGGAAGATATTAACTTTCAAAGTATCCTTGCAACTATCGGTCCTGTTATTAATAGAATTTCCGCACACACTTTACAAGAAGCAGGTGTATTAAGTCAATGTCACGTGAACGTTGTGCAACTTGTTGATATTAAAGAATTTAGAAGTTATCAAGAAGAACTGAAATATCTTGTCAGTGACACTGACAGAATCGCATATCTTTCTAAATTATGTTCAAGTATTAAAGAAAGTGGTAACACTCTTATATTAGTAGATAGGTTAGATGCAGGCAAACAACTAGAGGCACAAATACCTGATAGTATTTTTATATCAGGGGAAGTAAAATTAGCAAACAGAAAAGAAGAATATGATGAAATTAGAACCAGCACTAATAAAGTTATTATTGCAACATATGGCGTCGCGGCTGTTGGTCTTAATATTCCTAGGATCTTTAATTTGGTTCTGTTGGAACCTGGCAAGTCATTTGTACGAGTAATTCAAAGTATTGGACGCGGAATTAGAAAAGCCGAGGACAAAGACTTTGTACAAATTTGGGACATCACATCAACTTGCAAGTATGCTAAACGTCACTTAACTGTGCGTAAAAAGTTTTATAAAGAAGCCAAGTATCCGTTTACGTTAGAAAAAGTTACTTGGGAATAATGGAGAAATATGTTAATACTAACACTAGATAATAAGACATTTGATTTATCAAAAATGCCAAATGAAGTAGAAGACGATATAAGATTTTCTGTATTAGATAATAATGATACAAGCAATCCTGATTTCTTTTTTATGCCTTTGATATTTTTAGAAAGTTTTAATAGTCCAGCAATGGTCATGCGAATAGGCAACACTGAAGTAATCATGCCCATCGATTGGAGTATTGCAGTAGCAGACAGTGAGTCAGGCAGTGAGATTGAAGTTATGCCATTGACCAGTTTGAATGATCGAGGTTTTGAGGCATTTTTGTTTAATCCGTTAAGTGGTTTTAGACACGAATACGGAAAAATAGAAATCGTCAATGTGTATAATGATGTTAAATGGTATTTTCCTAAAATGAAAAACAATCAGTTACTGTCAGTGCCGTTAACAGAAGGCAATAAACCTCTTTGTGCATTTTTTACTAAAGACATAAGTAGACAGTGCGAAATTATCGACGTATTTAAATTACTGTAATGCCAATTCCAGAATCAATTCGTATGGGCAACAATAACGATTGGTTATTTTATGATCGTCGAATAGGAACTCAGCACAAATATTCTTACCTACCTCGCAGGTGTTATTTGAGTGGAAAATGGTTGTTTCTAAAAAAATCTGTAGTGGTAACAGGCATGGTAATAACTGGTCCAGATGCTGTGCTAGATTTTCAATACTTTTGGTGCGATCCAAGAGAATTTTTCTTAAATGAGATTAAAGGAAGATAATGGGAAATTTAAAACCAGGCGCTACTTATGTCTACGAACGGGTCAACGGAGAAGTATATGCTAGAGAATCTGGAGCAGATCCTAGTACTCGCACACTAATGGGCTATCACTACGACCCTATAAGCGGACATCCAATTGATTATGACAAACGCACATCAGATGGTAGACCGTTGATTGATCATATCCGAGATGACAAACTGTGGGCAGAAATTCGGCGAGAAGCACGTACCAATGTGACTTTACAAAGGGCATTAGATCGTGCTATAATGATATATCGTTTAAGTAAGGATAAACCAGAATGAGTGAAAAATTAACCATTGCAGATGAAACTGGTGCCATCGATTATCGTGCAAAGGACTTGTGGGACACGCTGACAGAAGAACAAAGAAAGCAGATAAGTTTTTATTTGCTGTTGAGATATGCTTCCGATGTAAGAACGTCTGATGTGAATTTGCAGGGTCAAGCCATTATAAAAACCAATCAATACTATAACAAAAACTTCTTTGCGTTGAGCAAACATCCTAAACTATTGTGGTACTTGGTATGTATGACTGGTAATGGCGAGAAAGATTACTTTCACGAATATATTAAATTTAAACCCAAAGGCGGCGATAGTAAAACTCACAAGGTACTAGAAACAATGTATCCTAATATGAAGCAAGACGAACTTGAGTTGTTGGCACTAATGACTACTAAATCCGATATAAAAGAGTATGCCAAAAATCTTGGCATGGACGATAATGCAATTAAGAAACTTGTATGAACTTAGACGTGTTCCAGAAGAAAAAAGGAATTTCAATTAAATTGACTTCCGTACAAAAACCATTTAGTTGTCGGCATTGCGGTGCAGGGTTCGTAAAAGAAAGTACCCTGGCTGTTCATATGTGTGAACAAAAACGTAGGTTTTTAGCAAAAGATGAAAAACATGTGCTGTTGGGCTACCAAACGTATGTGAGATTTTTTCAATTAACACAAAAATCAAAAAACATCAAGACCTATGACGAGTTTGCAAAGAGCCCTTATTATAATGCATTTGTTAAATTTGGAAGTTTCCTAAGTAATGTAAATCCTTTATATCCAGATAGGTATATTGACTTTGTAGTTACTAGTGGTGTCAAGTTGGATCACTGGTTTAGGGAAGACCTTTACTCTAAATATGTCTTGGATTTAATTAAAAAAGAACCTGCAGAAGTTGCCATACAACGTAGTCTTCAAACCATGATGAACTGGGCAGATGCAAACACTAGTCAGTGGGGTCACTATTTTAAATACGTAAGTCTAAATCGTGCAGTATACGATATCAAAGATGGTAAAATTAGTCCCTGGCTGGTTCTTAATTGTAACACTGGTAGAGACATGCTAGGACGCTTAAATGACGAACAATTAAATATTATATTTGACGTCATGGATCCCGATTATTGGAAAAACAGATTTAAAAAATATTTGCCAGATTTGAATCTTGTCAACGAAGTTGTTAAAGAAGGTAACTTGTAATGCCAGATATCGACATCGACTTTGCAAACAGAGAACAGGCGTTGGAATTATTTGAATATACCACGGCTGTAAGAAACGACGGCACTGAGTTCAAAAAGCACAACACAGGAGTTTATTTTACAAGTATTCCTAGAGATGCCAGGTCTAACACTAGCACAATAGATTATAAAGAAGCAGAACAACGAGGTTATTTCAAAGTTGATTTTTTAAATGTAGGAATTTATGAAGGTGTAAAAAACGAAGAACACCTAGTTAAATTGATGATTACGGAGCCTATATGGGAACTTTTACTAGACGACAGTTTCACGGATTTACTATTCCACGTAAATGGGCATGAGAACTTATTGAGACAGATGAAGCCTACTTCTATAGAAGAATTGGCAATGTGTCTCGCTTTAATCCGCCCAGCGAAGAGATATCTTGTTGGCAAGACATGGACGGAGATTGG